CCTACTGTCTACTCCTCGGATTTTAACGCATCCCCAGCCGGAAAAGATGTGGCATTCTAACGTCACATTTCCAGATCGGTAACTAAGAATGTACCCCCATTCAAGAGTTACTGGGAGCTAGTCTTTTACTTTAGTAGGAGAAGAGTTCTTCCGTCCCGCCGTTAATAAACTTGCTCTGGCAGTAACCAGAGGATGGGTGCACCTCTTAACTGAGCGTAAGCGCCCCTCAATAATTGTATAGAGTATTAAACTCTGTACACATTAAGGAGGGCCATCTATAAAACCAAAACTAATTGAGAAGCCCCTGGATTCAATCCAGAAGACTTTTAAACTAGTCGGGGTTGTTACTGATGAAGATCTATCCGCTTGTTATCTTTGTTATTTCTCTGAGCTCGTTAGAGCTAGAGGACTAATAAAGACAATTAAGCATCTGGGTGAAATCTACAAAGAACTGATGAGGTTCTATTGTGGATTGAAGATTGTTGTTGGAATTCCATGTGGCTAAAGAAAGATAAGGATAATTCCCTATCGAACTAAAGTCATATGAGAAAGACCTAAGACAAGGTTCAACTCAATGAAACGATACGCCCTTAGATATCTAAGAGCATACGAACCAATTGAGCTTCCTCCAGTACCTAACCTAGAGAGTGTTACCACTCTAAGCAAGGGAAAGGACCTTTTACACTACTTCTCTAGAGCCCTCGTTTGGAGATTTCTCAAGACCTTCCCGATTGGGAAGGGATTGAAAACTCTCTGGACAAAGGCTTGCACCAAATAAGTTTATGAGAGAATAGGCGATCACTTTCATTTCTCTAATAATAGAGGAATAGAAGTATCTACCTTCCTACTGTCGGAAGGAAACCGATCTCGATTCATGAAGAAGTAAAGAAACTCTTGTGAGTTTTCAATCTAAAGTCCCGCCCGGGCCTTTAGCTTGAGAAATTCAAAGAGAATCAAAATCTCTTCATAAACCGAAACGATTCCGATCCAACAAGTAGGCAAATTTTCTGATAAACCGACCACGTAATAATCCAGAATTTCGCATGAGTTAAAAGGATACCTTATCCTCCTAACAAATACGCGATTCTGGGCGATGATGTGGCTATTTGGAACAAAGATGTGGCTTTAAAATATTGAGATGTGATCTCAGGACTTGACTTTGTCATAAACAAAGCCAAATCCTTTGAGCCCTTAAATAAATTCCTTAGCGAACCAGGCCAAGCCAGGTTCGAGAAGAAAATTTATGTTAGGGGAGAAGAGATCACCGCTCTCTCATTTGGGATCTGTAATAAAACTTGGGGTAGCTTTAAAACTACTTCCAAAGATTTCTACAGTACCTAAGTGACCACAAATTCCTAGCTAAAGAAACGCCCCTCTCTAGACTCTTCAGTACACTTCGCCTCAAAACGAAGTAAATTGATGAGTTTCCTCGCTTACCCCGCGTAAAGGAATGCATAAGCGCCCCAATTAAGGGGGTAACGTCTGCCATTCCTAGTAACTTGTAAGTTACTCGCAAAGTAAGCATCTAATATATGGGACGATCGAATCGATCCCATAGAAAAGATAGGATAGGTCCTAGAGAATGACCTAGTCGGTCCGGTTTCAGATAACCTATATTCAAGAGTATCGTAGACACACGTGTCTCTGATGTTCCCGAAATAGAGAGTAATTCACACACTTTTCTCCCTAATGAAGAAAACGGTGAGGATACTGATGTTATATTGGATGATCTAGATCAACCACTATAACCTCTACCTGAAATCGAATACCTACCTTTGAGAACATAAAGGAGTTGAAGGGTACCCTTACAGGTAAACTTCAACGCTATTGTGTTCACAAAGGAAAGTATATCCCACAACTAACGCTTCAAATCCGGAAAGGGTAGTTCCGAACCAGTGTCGACCGCAGGGCCGACGGCGAAAGCCGTTGGATAACCAACCTGAGGG